CATCTTGGCGGACGCCTACCGCTCCTCTTTTAATCCAGCAGCTCAGTGTATAGACGTCGCGATTTGCTGCTGTTAAGTTGCAGGACAAGTAGGCACTGTCACTACTATTGAATCGCAGAGATCTGCTAATTTGGTAGGCGCCAGCAGCCGCTGCAGAACGGAGCAGCAATGCATTGGCATTTCCTGGTACTCCCATAACTCAGCTTAAATTAGTGATCAGAGTAGCAGTAATCTGTGTTGCGGACTGGACCGAATATACCAAACAATCTCGGGCGTTAGCAGTTGTTGTAAGCGTTGGTGCTGTACCACCAGTAAAATCCCAGTTGCTGCCATAAGCAAGTGTACGGCTACCAGTGCCATCTTGTGTAATCCATATACATCCAGACTGCCCAGCAGTTAAATTAGTTGGATTAGCTAATGTACGATTACCTGCTAATGTAACACTAAAATTATTTGCTACAGCAAAATTTGCTGTAATTGTTGCACCATCAGTAAGTGCGTTAATTGCACCACGTTGTGCTGCAGTGAAAGATTGCGCTAAGCTGAGTAGTGCTATTGTACCTGTTGCATCAGGTAGTGTTGCAGTTCGATCTGCTGTTGGCTCGGCCACAGATAAGGTGGTCTCAAAACCATCAGCGGTGTTACCTTCAAACGAAAGGCTACCTGCCGTGCCAATTTCTAATGTACCAGTAATTATACCACCAGCTAATGGTAGATATGGTGGTTCAGTTAATATGCCACCTTCTATTATAAAAACCTTGTTTTGATCTGTTGCATAACAAATTTCACCTTCTTGTAAATCAGCAATACTGCTATTAAGGTTTGCATATGTGCCACGCGCAATGCGAACAGGTGTACGGGTTGCTGGAGTTGGCATTAGTTAAAATCCCCGCCGTCGAAAACGTTGCTTGTTGTTATTATACTACTCCCATTAGCAAAATTGCCGCCATCTATAAGTACAGCACCGCCAGCTTGTGCCCAGCTTAATACGCCGGCTGCATTGCTGACTAAGGCATGACCAGCAACAGCCGCATCAGTTGCTGGTAATGTCCATAATACATCTGTTCCAATTGCTGCTGGTGCTTGGAAACCAACATAATTAGTACCATTTGCTGTTGCTTCACGAAATCTTACATCAAATTGATTATCTAAAACTATATTACCGGTTATCGTACCACCTGTTTTTGGTAATGCAGCATCAGCTAAATCATATGCTGCTTTTACTGCTGTCGGTGTGGCCGCTAATATACTGCTTGTGGTATTAGTGCTATCGCTAAGTTGTACAGTGCCTACAACGCTAGTAGAAGCAGCAACAATTTTGGTGCCTGCAATCGCAGCACTAGCATTTATATGATTATTAACAATTACGCCTGCAGCAATACTTGTAGCATTGCCAGTAGATGTTACATCACCAGTTAAATTAGCATTAGTTGTAACAGTTGATGCATTGCCATTAAGTGCTGCAGTAATAGTACCAGCACTAAAATTACCATTTGCATCTCTAGCGACAATAGCTGATGCAGTATTAGCATTAGTTGCGGTAGTGGCAGTATTACTAACTTTACCAGCAGTACTTATGGTTGCTAATTTTGTATCTACAATCGCAGCATTAGCATTTATATCAGCATTAACGATGGAGTCGGCAGTAATGGATGTAACGCCTGTATTGCTGATGGTTACATCACCAGTAACAGTTACTGAAGTGGCAACATTATTACTATTACCCACCAATATGTTGCTACTAGTTAATCCAGCAAGTTTGCTAAAGGCAATCGCAGCATTAGCATTTATATCCGCATTAACAATACTAGCATTACCGCTAACTATCACATTACCATTTTGATCCGGTAATGTAATAGTTCGATCGGCTGTTGGATCAGTAACTGCAAGAGTTGTCTCAAAAGCATTAGCAGTACTACCTTCAAAACTTAAACTACCTGTAGTACCAATTTCTAAATTACCAGTTACAATACCACCCGTAAGTGCTAATTTTTCATTATCTAATTCTTCAATTGCTGCTTGTACATTATTTGCTGCAATCGCGCCTGCTGGTGTAAATTGAACCTGCGCTGCAGTAACACTTGTAAATGTTTGTGATACATCAACCTCTGTCCATTCAATGCCTGTAGATAATAAAATATCTGGTGGTGCTAATGCTATGTTTGGTGCATTACCGCTAGTAATAGTGCCACCTTCACTTACAACTAAGTAATAACGATTATTAGCAGCAGCAGCGGCTGGTAATGGTGAGCCTGTTACTAAACCAATTGCTGTGCCTTCTGCTGTAACTGATGCTACATGACCAACACCACCACCAGCAGATGCATCAAACGTACCAGCAAATACAATCTCACCAACTGAAATGCCAATTGGTTGAAATACGTTACCATCCCAAAGGAATAAATCACGGCTAATTGGATTGAAAAATAATTGACCAATAAAATCTGCTGTCGGTAAAGTATCGCCAATTTTTGATACAGAATAATTTGCTAATTTTTCCCCTGTAATAGCATTAGTTCCAATACGTGCAATATCAATAGTACCTGCTGTAATTATTGTCGCATTAAGATTTGGTATATCACCAGCAACTAATGAAGCACCTGCAGTAATAATGCCTTTACTATTTACTGTAACTTTTGGATAAGCAGTGTTAGCTGCAATGTTTGCTTGCGTCGCCAACAATAATTGGTTGCTGCCATTTAGCTCAAATTCACTACCAATTTTTATTCCACCTAAAATATTAGTAGTAGCAACATCTGTACTTAAAATACCATTACCATCTACTGCTAACCCTGTACCAGCAATAACTGCACCTTTAACAGCATTTGTTGCAACTGGTAAATCTGCAGCAACTAAGGCTGCAGTAGATGTTATATGACCTTGATCATCATAAGTAATGCCACTGCGTGTAGATGCACCACCTGCAACTGAATTGCTATGGCTAAGAGCACCACCACCAGTTAATGCTAATCCGCCATTTGCTGGTATTGATACTCCACCAATTACAGCACTTGTAGCAATTGGTACGTCTCCACCAGCTAATGTTGCGCCGACTGTAACGTGTCCTTTAGTATCAACTGTAACTTTGGTATAGGTGCCAGCAGTTACGCCACTGGTTGCATGTTCAAGGCTACCAGTACCTGCATTACGTACAATAGGGCTAGTAGGTGCAACTAATTGCAGATTATTATTACTAACTGTTACACCACCAGTAGCTGGAATGGTACTAGTGTCAAGTTTAGATGCCGCGACTGTACCAGCTGTTAGATTTGTGCCGCTGATGCCACTTAGATTTACTTTTGCTGCTGGTATGGACGCATTAGCAATCAAATTTACACCTTCTTCTATTAAATCATCAACTCTAATCTTTTTAGTATCACTACCTGAAATTGAGTATATGGGCAATACATCACTGGCTGCTGGCGTCGTCTCTGCATTTAATTGGTCAATACGTTGGTTTGGCATTACAGCTCCTCTCCAAGCTCTAAAATGTCCGTATGAGTAGGACTTAATACTATCTTATCACCCGCTGCATTAAGCAAGAGATCTCCCCAGGTAGTAGTTTGTACTCTCAATTTAATTTCTCCAGTAGTAACAAAGGTAAATCGGCTTTGAATTATATCACCAGCCGTGCATTCAATGCCCGCATTAGTCATTACACCTTGGATTTCATACCAGACTGAATCATTACTAGCATTAATACCTTGCGCTTGACCTTCGGTTAGAATATAAAGATTAGCTTTAAAATCGCTACCAAACTGTTGTCGTAATAATAAATTATGTAAATATACTGCAATTTCAATATCACCAGCAGTTGCATAATCAAATTGGCAATCAATACTACCAGAACCAGTAATTAAAGTGCTATACTGATTTCTAAATTCATCACCTAAGCTAGATGTATCAACAGCTTCACGATCAGTTGATAATTCAAATCGTGTTACATTCGCTAATATTCTAGATACTGAATTAAGAATTTTACAACTGACGCTAATATTTGTGCCAGGTGTCGCTAATGTAATTCTACCATTTTGACTACCTGCAATAGCATTGGCATAGTTATCATATAATCGTAAACCGCCTAATTGGTCTATATTAATAAACCAATTACCTTTTGTATGAGTATGTCCTTGTACAAAAGATAATGTTGATGTGCTACTAAATTCTACAAAATCGCCTGTTACAAATGCGCTAGGTTTAAAATTAAAACTAAATCTATTTTTAGTAGCATCAACATCAGCCGGTCTTATGATGCCATTAATTATATCGCCACTATCTCTTGTAAGTTCAATGTTACCAGCATTACCAAGATATACAGTCATTATAAATCAACTCCACTTGGTGCGCCACTAAATTGGAACTGAATTGTAGTTTGCATTATTTCACCAACAGCACAAGTTATTTCAGCATTAGTAATAATACAAGTGCCTTGAATATTTTTACTTCCCCAACCAAGTTTTATTGTTAATGCATCAGATTCAGTTACTTCAGTTGTTTTTATAATACGCTCTAATAATGGTTTTGGTGCCACATCATAATAAAAAATTGTTGCACTACCACTTATAGTTCTTAAACCTGGAACATAACTACGATCACTATCGCTTAATATTGTAGTTTCTAATGTATCAACATTAGCCGATATGCTCCAATTACTTACTTTTGCTACAGCAGTACCATTATAAGTTAGCGTACCATCCTTACCACTAAAAAAATTGGTCATGAGTCAAGCACTCCGATTAGCCTCACTGTAACAGACATGCGGCCAGGTCTTACGCTATTGAATTGCGGTGGTTCCGCATAACGGTATTTTAGCCCAAAAGGTGTCGCACTAAATCTATTAGAACTACTTGCACTTTGATCATTCACATGAAATGTAGAATTTCCTGATTTTGCATCTGTTAGCAAGCTAAACGTATATAATGTACCTTTACAACCTAAGTAATGATCATGTATAGATGCTGCATTAGTTTCTGTAATATTACTAAATTCTAAATCCATAGTTTTATCAAATGCTTTATTCCCATACTGCACTCTTGCTTCAATACCGCTTTGTGAGCGAAAAAACTTACCTGCAAAATTTCCAGGTGACATTGATCGTGCCGTAGGTACTATACCTTGTGGAAAAGGAGGGCCTTGTGTCATTGCTCGTTTTGTACCTCAAATAAACTAGCATCAAAATTTAAATATGTAATCTTACCATCTGAAGTTAATGGTACATGGCTGCCAGTTATTTCCACTATTCCTTCTTCATCATAGCTAATTAGTTCCGCTTTGTACAGCCGATTACTGGTTGTCGTATTATATTGAGTAAATACGCTATTAGCAAATTCTGGTGTTGTTTTACCATCATTTCCAATTACCATTGATTTTTCCTCTACTTGTGCCATGCCAGATCGCCAAAAGTAAATATCATATGATCCCGCTGTCATTGGAGTATTAGAAACAATAGTTCCATCTTTTAGGACATAGCCGTTCTGAAATTGTTCAACATGTCTTGCTTGGCTTGATAATCTAAAATATTGTCCTGGTTGTAAACTCAATCCATTAGGCAAAGTTTTAAATGTAATTGTATGTGTTATATGATAACGTAAATTAATTAAAAGTTTTGCAAAAAGTATAGCGTGCTCTGCATTAGTACAAAAGCCAGTAAAATCAATTGATTCTATTTGCGGGTTAGGATTAGCTGGGTCAATCCGTTTAACTAAAATATTACGGGTTTCAGCAAACCCATTTTCTACTTCATCTCTTAATGTAACCAATACTTGCGGAGCTTTACGTTGTTCGGCTGAATACCAACTTACCTGTAATGAATCTTCGATAATATTTCCATCAGTAAATAATGCTGAAATTTTAGGTAAACGATTATAAGCACCATTTAATTTATAGCCATCTATGTTTGGCCCTGCTTGGACAGGAAATGTTGGCTGTAATGATAATTTACCACCTAATACTAAAAAATCTAAAAAGAAATATTGTGCATTTTCAGTGCCCCATTCTCGAATATTAACTGGTGCAGATAGAACGCCATCCCAATAAAAACTATTAGCAAGACATACTTTACATGCTTCTGTAAAACCATCCCAATCCACCATTGTAGTCGGCATTAAATTTGAATTACTAATTAAATGATATACAATTTCTGGATATAAATTAGATGCGCCATAAACAGCAGCAGAACTACTGCTATTAGTTGTGAAATCATCATTTATTATCTTGCGAACTTCACAACCTTTTTTAGCATAATATGTAAAATTATTAAAATTACTCCATTCTTTGCCACTTCTTAGTTGTAAACCAAGTAATGACATATTTTCATATAAAGGCGCGTACTCTTTTGTATTAATTGTAGTTCCTTGTTTATCAAGTTTAAGATTTTGACGTTGCTCATTAATATAAACAATTTGATGTTCTGGGCCATTTTCGTGACTTCCTTCTTGCCCATCATTTAAATATATATCAGCAACTGAATCCCATTCTTCCATTATTTCTGCACCCGCACCAGGTAAATCTACACTTGTAATTTTTAAAGTAAGTTGTGGTGTTATGCCATTTACAATAACTTGATCACCATTTTTGTAATTAATCCCAGGATTATTTATAGATAAATTACCTTCATAAGTTGCTTGCTCTATATAAGTGACATTGATGTCTGCTTGTATTCTTCCATTTGCAGGCGCTGGAAAACCTGCCGGCATAAATACGCTATAAACACCATTTGCATCGGGACCTAAATATGGTTGCCCATCATCATTTACATCAAAACCATCAAAACTAGTTATGGTAACTTTAGATGGAAAACGATTTAAATTTCTCCATAATAAAGGATATGGCCAACCTTCATTATCATATGGACTAGCTCCATACCCAGTGCCAAAATACCCACCAACACCACCTCCCACTAACGCATCATAGGCTGCAAATGTAAGTGCTTGCAAAGTAAATTGCACATCAACATAATACTTATTACCTTTTCTAAACCTTACTACTTTAGTATATTCTTGTCCTTCATATGATGGGTTTGGTGCTCCCATAATACCCATATGTAACCATCGGGTTTGTAAACCAATTACAACTTCACCAGTTGGAATAGCGGGAGTAAATTTGGCTGCTATCGCGCTAATAATTAATCCTGTGCCAGATCCTCCAGTAGTTGAAAAATTTTCAAGATTTTCATAAATGTTATTTGATGTAAATGTTAGTGGTGAAATTGCTAATACTTTACCACCTGGTGGCTTACCACCTTTTACCATTACGTCATTAGTTGCTGACACTCTATCTAAACGCTCAAGATAACCTTTAAATCCTATATAAAATGATCCTATTGATGTATCTACTACATACTGTTGAGCACTTCCAGTACGCCCATCTAATACGCAAACAGGATTACCAATAGGCCAGTTATAAGCTAAATATGCACCACCTGCTATTGGCCTAAATCTAATTTCATATTGTCTATCAATATTAGGAAATGCTACACGGATAAAATTAAATTGATCTACTGGCGTGCGGCCTTTTACGCAAAATACACCTCCAGGAAGGCGAACCAAACGATACCAATCAGTTTTTCCTTGTTCTCTTATTTCTATTCTAAAAAATGAATATCGTAAACCATAATCACTATAAGTGCCAGGTG